CCTAAACCCCAATCATCCATACCCCCTTCGCCCCCTAAAGGGGGCTCTTCCCCCACGGCGGTCGACCAGGTCGTCACGGTGTTTTCGGAAATGGCGCGCCAGTCCGGCCTTTCCGTGCCGAGGGCCGTCACGGCATCCCGCCGTCGCTCGTTGCTGCTGCGGATCGAGGAACACGGCCTTCCGGCGGTCCTCGATGCCATCGAGCGGATCGGCCGCAGCCGCTTCTGCCGCGGCGAAAACGACCGAGGCTGGCGCGCCGACCTCGATTTCCTCTGCCAACCGAAGAGCTTCGTCTCGATCCTCGAAGGCAAATACGACGACCGGCCGCTGCAGCAATCGCAAGCACCGCCCCGTGAAAGCGAACATGCCCGCCATCAGCGGGAATGCCGAGAAGCCATCCAACGGAAACTGAACGGAAACGGACATGACGAATTTGCCAGCACCGGCCCAGCTTTCGACCTTGAACCGGGAGATTTCCGCGCTCACTGAGCGGCTATCACCGGTCCGCGAGGAAGCAGTTCTGCGCAGCCTCGAAGTCATGCAGGCAGCCGGGATGAGCATTCCCGCCGGTATTGACCCGAACAAGCTCGACGCGGTCTACGGCTACGCCCTCGAAGGCGTTCCGAACTGCGGCTTAGCGATCGCCACGCAGAAGCTGATCAAAGGCGACTATGCCGGCAACCCCGATATTCTTCTCGGCATGATCCCGAAGCCGCCGATCCTTGCCGCTCTGGCGAAGGCGGAATCCAGACTTGCCCGTGAAGACCTAGCGAGGAAGCGGGAGATCGCCGCCACGCTCACCCACCAGCCGCCAGAGATCGACCGGTCTCCGGAGGTCATGGCTCGCGTCCGCGCCAGGCTGAACCAATTCAAGCAAGAGCATGCTGCGTCAAAGGCAGCGGCCGGCGGCATTGTGGTTCAAGAGCCCATGTCACCCGAGCGTGCCGAAGAGCTGGCGCGGATACTGGCATTGCCAGACGCGCGCTCGGTCAGCGCCGAGCAGATGGCCTACCGCCGGAAGATCGAGATGGACATCGATGCCGTCGAGCCGATCGACGAGGAGCGCGCGGCATGAGCGACCTTCTCGACCTGCAGGAGGCGAAGGCGGCTAAGGTGAGATCGTCCGACGTCAAGGCAGCAATCGCCGCCATGCACGCCCCGCCATCGCACCAGACGTTCTTCGAGGTATCGAACGCGACCGGGTACGGCATCAAGAGTTACGCCGACGCGATCTCTATGGGCGTTTGGCCATCGACCGGCAACGAAATCCACGGCTTCGAGGTGAAGGTCAGCCGGAGCGATTTCCTGAACGAGATGAAAAACCCCGAGAAGGCAATGCCGATCATGCAGTATTGCCACCGTTGGTCTCTCGTGTGCCCGGCGAACATGGTCAAGCTCGACGAGGTGCCGGCGACCTGGGGCGTGTATTGGTACAAGGATGGAGCCTTGAGAAAAGCGAGGCAGGCCCCGCTCTTGGAGGCCAAGCCGCTTACTCCCGCATTTGTTGCGGCGTTGGTCCGCCGCGCGGGGGAGGTTGACGCCGCATCGATCAACAAAGCCATCAGCGACGCCCGCCGGCAATGGGACGAGCGTAAGCAACGCGAGATCGAGAGCGAAGTGCAGAGGCGCGTCGGAGGCCGTGACGCGGCCGCAAAGCTCCTGTCGGCGATGGAAGCGGAGTACGGCGAAAAACTGCATGAGTGGGATATCCAGCGCTTATGCAAGGCCGTCGCTGTCGCTGCCAGACTTGGTTTGCACGAAAGCTGGAGCAGCCCAGTCACTATCCTCGAGACGGTCGAAGACGCAGCAAACCGGATGCGTGAGGTACTTTCCGGTGTCGGCATCGATCTTCCGAAGCAGAAGAAGAGGAGATCGGCATGACCATCCAGCACCGCACAGTCGACATCGAGGCCGCCTCGAAGCTCTGGAGGGATGATCTGCCCGCCTCCCAGATCGCCAAGCGCTTTGGCGTCAGCCGGAACGTCATCGTCGGACTAGCTTTCCGCAACCGAGGTCTGTTCCCGTGGTGCGGTGATGTAGGGAAAAAGACCCGCGCATTCGGTCCAGCGAAAACGGCTCGGCCTCGCAAGCAGGCGCCGGAACTGAATTCGGAACCAGAGATCCCGGCGACCGCTTACGACGCCGAGCGTCTCACGCACGCAAAGCTCCTCCACCATCTTTCGGCCGGCGAATGCTGCTGGCCCCTAAACACCGGCGGCCCGTACCGGTTCTGTGCGGCGGAAACGACCGGCCGCTACTGCCGAAACCACCATGCTCGGTCATTGCCGAAGAAGAACGAGGGAAAAGCATGAGCAGATCACGTTGGTACGTAATCAGGACGGCCCCTGGCTATCAGCGCATGGCGGCCGTTGACGAGCGCCTGCCGGAAAGCCGTCGCATGGAGTCGATCATCGAGCGGAACTGCCGCAAGGACGGCTTCGATATCTTCATGCCGTCGTTCTACACCGAGTTGAGGCATCACCGGACGAAACAGATCCTCCAGAAGCGTTTCCCGTTCCTGGTCGGCTATGCCTTCGTCAATCTGCCCAGGCTGAACTTCGAGGATCTGCGCAGGGTCGACGGCGTCATCTGCTTGCTGCGCGGAAGCATCGGCTATGGACCGCTCGAGTTTCCGGACGGCATGATCGAGGATCTGTACTTCGCCGAGCACGAGCGCCGGCAAGCCTTCCTCTACGAACAGCACTGCCGGAAGGAGAACGAGCGCCACGAGCAGATCCAGCACCTGCGCGGCCAACTCCGGAAGATCCTGCCGAAGGGCCGGAAAGCTCGCGTCTCTATGGTCGATCAAGCGGAGAGGGCTATAGATTCTCTAAGCCCGCAGATCAAAGAGCGGGTACAGAAAATTATCAGTGAATTAAACGCGCTCACCGGTGATGCAGAGGTTGAAAATATCCGCGAAGCTGTATAGATTTCGTCAAGTGATTTGTGGCTGTTCAGTTGCGGACCTCTGTTGAGGGAACACTCGCCGGGCCACCGCCGAGATAGGCGGTAGAAGAAATGCGCCCGAAATCCTGGCAGCGCATACCCCGAATGGACGAGTTGTCCAGAAAACCCCCGAGCTGTATAAAGTTAGCATAAGCGCATTTGTCGGCGCGGAAGAACTACATGCCGACAATCGCGCATTGCTTTCGACTTGTGACCGCGGAGGCACTGGCTCAAGTTTTGAGAGCGAAAAGACAGAAGGCCGGGGCCAGGTGCTCCGGCCTTTTTGTTACCTTCGCCCGGTAGTGCTGTTGGAAAATACAGAGCGCCTGGTCGTTTACTGCGCTGGCGCGGTTGATGGTTGGGTCGACGGCGTCGCCGGGGACGGCTCGGTCGTTGGAGTCGTCGTTGTAGCCGGCGGTGTCGCTGTTTCCGTCGTCGTCTCGTTAGCCCTCGGTACCAGAAAAGCGACCGCTACGATCATGACCACGACGGCTATCGCGAGGGCAATCAGACTGTTCCGAATCATGTTGGCTCCTCAGCGTTGGTCCACCTTTGGGAATTTGGAACACGGCGGCCGCTTTTCAATAATCACGTCGGCGTAGAGCAGTCCGGTAGCTCGCCAGCCTCACAAGCTGGAGGTCGCATCTAAGCCGCGTGGCTCATAACCACGAAAGACCGGTTTCGATTCCCGGGCCTGCAACCAATACACAAAGGACCACCCGGTTTCATCTCAGGGGCGTCTGAGCAACCACGCCGGTACGTCGGGCGGCACCTCGTTCTCTCGAACGAATCCCAGGATGCTCACCACGAGAGCGATGAGAACGCAAATGAGTACGAGGAAGGCAACGCCGGCTCTTCCATTAAATAACGTTAACATGGTTGGAAAAAGCCTCAGCCAAGGTGGCGAGCGCGAGTGGCGCATTCTAAATAGGCGATTAGAGGGTAGCTCTCAGCCAGCGCCCGCCGCCACCCCATCGGTGGCGGTTTTTTCGTCTTCAGGAGCGTCAAGATGAAGTCCCCTTCCCAAATCGCAGACAGCGAGAGCGACCAGCACACCGCTGAGGTCCCGTACCGTGTCCACTTCTATGAGAACTGCAGCCAATCACCAGCGTCGCGGCTGGTGCCGCAGGCAATGATTGAGATCGAAGAGATCGAAGGGAGAGGGTTCCACGACCGGCCGCACGCTTCGCCGATTTTCACAGGCCCCTGCGTGGCAGCCATAGATGAAGACGGCAGGGCAATCGGCTTGATCCTCTACTGCGGCGAGGAGATCTGGACTATCTATCTCTCCTACGTGGTTCTCGAGCATCGACGGAAACATATCCACACCGCTCTTTTCAAAGCTCTTCGCGACAAGGGCCTCCAGCAAGGAAATATCGTTTCAATCGACTGCAGTACGCACGTCAACAACCTGGCCGCCCAAGCAGCATTCGAAGCGCAAGGTAGGACAAAAGAATACATCATGTATACCTATCCGCTGAAGGATCGGCGCGACGGCAAAGGGCCCACGGCTGAGGAGATGAGGATGCCCGAATACCTCGTCGAGCGCTTCGATACCGGCTCAGACACCCTCAAGTTCATGCAAGCCTTCATCAACAAAAAGGCGGCCGAGGGGTATGCGCTCCACCAGGCAATCGAGCGCAGCACGTATCAGTGGGTGCTGATCTTCAAGCGCGCCGATCAGGCCTGACAGCCGCAATGCCAGAATAGGGAGCCGGACCCATGGCCCGGTTCCCCGATGTCCCAATTTGTGCCCTCAGGCGAGGGTAGAGATTGCGACATCATCAAAGTCATGGCTCATAGTCGGCAAGGAAGGGTGCCTGACGCCCACCGATGGGGTCCCATCCCGTCAGTAACTCCATCGTCCATGAAAGAGCCTCCAACTGCTCCTTAACATCTCCGCCGGTGTTGTCTTTCAGTTCGCGATACGCGGCTTCCATGCGCTTTAGGAACCGCTGCTGAAACGTCGGGTCGGTCTCATTCAGCGTCTGCACCAAGCAAGCAGATACCATAGCCATCCCGAGTTTAGCCCGGTGCAGATCTGATCGTTTGTCTTTGTCTTCCATGTTTGATCCCCAAGGTTAACCGATGCCCGTCCTAAAGAACGCACGGCACGAGAAGTTCGCGCAGGAACTCGCCAAAGGTAAGACGGCCGACGAGGCATATCAGCTTGCGGGGTTTAAGCCTAACCGGGGAAATGCAGCACGTTTGAATGCAAATGAAAGCATTCAAGAGCGCGTGGCCGAGATCCAAGGGAAGGGCGCTCTGAAGGCAGAGGCCACCGTCGAGCGCGTGCTAAAAGAGCTGTCTCGTATCGGCTTCTCCGATCTACGCCGTGTGTTCGATGCGAATGGCAGGCTGCTTCGACCTGAAGAGTGGGATGATGATACAGCCGCCGCAGTCGCATCGGTCGAAGTGGTGACCCGCAACATTGGCGACGGTGAGGTCGAGCACGTCCACAAGATTAAGGTCTGGGACAAGAACAGCGCCTTGGAGAAGCTTGCCAAGCACCTCGGTATGTTCATCGAGCGTGTCGAGCACTCCGGGAGCATGAGCCTCAATGTCTTGCCAGAGGACGCCGAACTGTGACCCATGCAGGTAGCTCGATTAACGGAGAAACAGCGAGAGGCTAATCGCCTTCTTGCCGGCCCGGCGCGCAACATCATGCTCCGCGGCGGGTCTCGTTCCGGAAAGACGTTCGTTCTTTGTCGGGCGCTGATTCAGCGAGCGATTAACGCTCCCGGTTCGCGGCACGTCATATTCAGGTTTCGGTTCAACCACGCGAAGACGTCGGTCTGGTCCGATACCCTGCCAAAGGTTCTGGCTCTCTGCTTCCCGTCGGTTCGGGTGCGGTTCGATAAGACCGACTTCTATGTCGGGCTGCCGAACGGATCGCAGATCTGGATAGCCGGCCTCGATGATAAAGAGCGGGTCGAGAAGATCCTCGGGCAGGAATACGCCACTCTCTATTTCAACGAGAGCAGCCAAATCCCTTGGGCATCCGTCGAAACGGCAATGTCCCGCTTGGCGCAGAAGTGCGAGCTGGCCCCAGCGATAGCGGCAGCGACAGGCAGAAGGTACCTGGCCCTCAAGGCCTACTTCGACTGCAACCCGCCGTCTAAGCTCCATTGGAGCTTCCAGATGTTCCGGGCGAAGATGAAGCCGGGCACGAAGGAGAAGCTGGCCAAGCCGGAAGACTATGCCGAGATGCAGGTGAATCCTGCCGACAACTCGGAGAACCTGCCGCCTGAGTATTTCGAGGTCCTTGCCTCGATGTCCGCGGCGAAGAGGTTGCGGTTTGAGGCCGGAGAATGGGCCAGCGAAGTCAGCGGCGCTCTATGGGCTCTTGAGGATCGCAAGGCGCCCGACGGGAAGCTGATGCCGGGCATAGACAGCCTGCGTGTCGCGAGCGCCCCCGAGATGCGGCGCATCGTCGTTTCCGTCGACCCCTCCGGTACGCGAGGCGATGGCGCGGGTGACGATATCGGTATCGTCGTCGCCGGACTCGGCATCGATGGTCATGGCTACATTCTTGAGGATGGCACTTGCCAGTTGTCGCCAGAAGGATGGGGCAGGCGAGCGGTCGACCTCTACCATCGTCATCAGGCGCACCGGATCATCGGGGAACGGAACTTCGGCGGCGATATGGTGCGCTTCACCGTCTCGACGGCTGATAAGACCGCGCCCTTCAAGGAAGTTGTCGCCAGCCGAGGCAAAGCGGTGCGAGCAGAGCCGATCAGCGCGCTTTATGAGCAGGGCAAGGTTCATCACGTCGGAGACTTCCCCGACCTTGAAGACCAGATGTGCAATTTCACACCATCTGGATACCTCGGAGAAGGTTCACCAGACCGGGCCGACGCCCTGGTCTGGGCTCTCACCGAGTTGATGCTTGGAGGTTCGTCCTTCACGCTGACGAACGTTTAGGAGCGGACATGGCCAACATCATCGCGTTCGTCCGCGACAGCCTGACAAACATGGTCGCCAGCCTGGGTACCAGCCGGGACAAGGCCGCGGCCAACGTCTATTCGATGCCGATGCTCACCGACGAGGAGCTGCTCAACGCCTATCGGGGCGCGTGGCTCCCGAAGAAGATCGTCGATATCCCTGCGTTCGACAGCATCCGCGCCTGGCGCGACTGGCAGGCCAAGAAGCCGCAGATCGAGGCAATCGAAGCGGAAGAGAAGCGCCTGAACGTCATGGGCAAGCTGCTGGAGACCCGCATCAAAGCGCGGCTCTGGGGCGGCGCAGCGTTGGTCATCGGTACCGGCGACCAGGACCTGACGCAACCGCTCGACGTCGAGCGTATCGGGAAGGGCGGCTTGAAATACCTCACGGTCATGACCCGTCGCCACCTCACGGCCGGCGAGATCGATCGTGATCCGGCGTCCGAGTGGTATGGCAAGCCGAAGGTCTACCAGTTGAACTCCGCCGATGGCGCTCAGGTCGAAATTCATCCGTCGCGCCTGGTCATCTTCAACGGCAGTCAGCAGCCGGACGAAGACATCGTAACTACCACTTATGCCGGTTGGGGCGACAGCGTCCTCCTGTCGGTCGTCGATGCTATCAAGCAGGCCGACGGTACCGCGGCGAACATCGCCAGTCTCGTTTTCGAGGCCAAGGTCAACGTGATCCGCATTCCGGACTTCATGCAGAACCTCGGCAATGCAGAGTACCGCGCCAAGATCCTCGAGCGCTACACGCTCGCCGCCACGGCGAAGGGCATCAACGGCGACCTCCTCTTGGACGCCGACAGGGTCGTGACCGACGCCTATTCCCAGATGGTCGCTGACATGAAGGCCGGCAAGACCTCTGCAGCGGCCAACTAAGGAGGCGCTTCAATGGCTACCTACCAGACCACCTATGGCGCGGCTCCCGCGAAGGGACTTGCAGGCCAGATCGCTTCCGAAGAGAAGTGCAACAAGGTCAGCCGCACTGTCGAGACGGCGGCCGGCATCAAGTTCGGCGCTCCTGCTCAGCGGGGAGCCGGCAATCATGGCGTTGCCATCCTCTCCACCGGCGACTTCCTCGGGCTCGCAGTGCTCAACCCGGCGGTACCGCCGAGCGCCAGCAATCCCGACGCCTATCCGCAGTACTTCACCGGCGCCTTCATGACGATGGGCACGATGTACGTCACTGCGGGTGCAACGGTCGCTGCCGGCGACCCGGTCTACTATGTGACCGCAACCGGCCGCTACACCAACACCGGCAACACGGGCGCCAACCCTGCCATCCCCGATGCCTTCTTCGAAGAAGCGGGCACCGACGGCGCCATCGTCCAGATCAGTCTTGGCCTGCGCCATCAGGCGTAACGCCTCGCGAAAGGAACCCTGAACATGAACCAGATCATCCGTCAGGCCTTCGCCGATGCGCAGGCCGCGTTCCCCTTCGTCATCGCGCAGGGGCGCAACATCGAGACCAGCATCTACCAGCGGCGTTATCCGACCTTCAACTACGGCGCTCACGTGCCCGTCGTGACGGAAGGGAATGCCTGGGCGATCGGCACGACCTTCTTCACCGTCGACACCGCAGGCGAGGCGAAATTCCTCTCCGGCGCCGGTACCGACATGCCCTTCAACCAGGCCACGAAGGATATGGCCAGCCATGACTTCGCGATGATCGGATCTGGCTGGGAGTGGAACCTCGAGGAAGTCAACCAGGCTGCCCTTTACGGCATCGACCTGAACGGCACCAAGGCCATGTCGGCTTCCGACAAGGTCGAGCGCCTCCTCAACTCGGTTGCCATGGTCGGCACGACTGAGAAGAACTGGACCGGCTTCGTCAACGACCCGCAGGTCTCACGTGTCGACGTTGCCGCGGATGGCACCGGCTCTTCGACCTTCTGGTCGGCGAAGTCCAACGACCAGATCCTCCGGGACATCAACGACCTGATCTCCAGCGTCCGCGAGAACACGTCGGAGGTCGAATGGGTCGACACGCTGCGGCTGCCGCCGGAAGCGTTCCGCCTCATCGCCACCCGCCGTCTCGGCGAGGGCGACGGCCTCCTGACCCTTCTGGAGTACATCCGCCGCAACAACGTCTACACGGCGGAAACAGGCCAGCCTCTCGACATCCAGCCGCTGCGCGAGCTCGCCACAGCGTCCCAGGACGGCGGCGGTCGCATGGTCGTGTATCGCCGGGATTCGGAAGTTCTGCGCTTCCACCTGCCGATGCCGCGCCGTGTCCTCCAGCCGCGACAGAAGTCCATCATGGGCTTTGAGACCGGCATCATCGCCCGTACCGGCGGTACCGAATGGCGTCTGCCCGGTGCTGCCGCCTACGGCGACGAAATCACCGCTCCGTAACCAGAGGATCAGTCATGAAAGTCACCAACAACAGCAAGGCGCTGCAGGGCGTCCGCTCCAAGGGGCGGGCGGTCTACATCCCACCGGGTGAGACCCGCGACGTCGACCTCGAAGGCGTCGATCTCGAAAAGGCCAAGCGCCTTCGCTTCCTCAAGATCGAAGGCGTCTCCAAGGCTGCAAGCAACCAGGACGGCGATGGGCCGAAAACGGCACTCGAAGTGCTCGAAATGGCGAAGGACCAGAACGTGCAGTTCATGTCCTTCAAGTCGGCTGCCAAGAAGCTGCTCGGTGAAAAGACCCCGTCCACCAAGGACGAGATCGTCGCCGCTCTCGAAGAGCTGGCGACGCAGCCCTGACAATCAGCCCCGGCGGTAACCTGCCGGGCCTATTCTTGCATCGGAGATCGACATGGCTGGATACGGCACGAACGACGGCTTCACGGCGTACGCAACCGAAGCCGGCTATGTCTTTCCCGATGGCACGACCGATGCCCAGAAGACCGCCGCACGTCAGCGCGGTTCTCTGGTGATCGATCGGTATGAGCCGAAGTTCAGCGGCCGGCGCACCGGCGGGTATGCCCAAGAGCGTGCATGGCCGCGCACCGGCGCCACGACCTATTACGGCGAGGCGATCCCCTCGAACGATACTCCGGCCGCCATCATCAACGCTTCGTACGAGGCGGCATTCCTCGAGCTGACGAACCCGGGTAGCCTTTCACCAGTCGTAACAGGCACGTCTACGGTGAAGCGCGAGAAAATCGGACAGCTTGAGGTCGAGTATTCAACCTCTACTTCAACGGATATCGACGACCTCGTCGCGCTCGCAACGCCTGTCGTGACCACGATCGAAGGGCTGCTCTGGCCGTTCCTCGTGCCGGTCTGGCCGGGTGCTTTGGTGGTGTAGCTCCAGGCATCGCGCGCACTTGATCAGAATACGCCCAGTGAGCCGAGCAACGAGACCATTCCGGCGATCAAAATAACGAATTGAGCCCTCTGCTTCATCGTAGGGTCAATTGGAAGCTTCTGCACGAGATAAAGCACAACCCCGACGAAGAGGATGGTCAGGAGGATGCTGATTGTGGCGGACATGTCCCCCAGATCCTTGAACAAAGAGCCTTGCGGCAATGAGGCGTAAATAAGGCTTAGCTCTCGAAAAGGAAGGGCGGAGAATGGCAAACCCGATCTATGCGCGCCTGCAGGCGACCGCGCAGCGCCTCATCGCCAAGTACGGCCAAGCCGGCACCGTGAAGCGGATCACACCTCCGGATCCTGTCTACGGCGGCGATCCTGTCGAGACCGCCTATCCGGCCACGCTGGTCCCGATGGCCTACGAGGCCCGTTACATCGACGGCACGGTCATCCAGACCGGCGACATGCAGATTTACATCTCCGGGGTCGGACTGCCGATCGAGCCCACCGTCGGCGACGTCGTCACCGCCAATGGCGCTGATTACGCCATCGTTGCCGGAGACCCGAACAAATACGACGGCATCACGTCGGTCGTCTTCATCGTGCAGGGGCGCATCGCGTGATGTCTATTACTCACTCTTGAGAAGGCTAACCCGGATGCTCTTGAAACCCTGGTCGAGAGTTTCGAAACCTAATCTGACGGAGCGCGCATCAACTTCTATCGGGATTCCCTCCGTAGACGTACCCTTTGCAGTCTTAACCGCGTGCTGATGTAGTTCATCGAACCACGCTAGATCCTCTGTTCCTTTTTCCTCTGCTAACGCCTTCAGAGCCGCCGCTAGCGCTTCATGGTAGGCGATGACGATCGTGCCAAGTTCAGCCTCTGCGTTCTCTTTGGAATACTGCAGTTTGAAAGCCATTTTGTTCTCCTTTGTCCTGTCGAGATAATTCGGCGGGTTCCTGTCCCCCTGGAAAGGATCGAATCATGAAACTCCGCTTCGTGAAGGACTATACGCAATTTAAGGTTGGTGACACCATCGATGACACCCAAATTGGAGTCGCCTACGCCAATGGGTTGGTCAATCTCGGCCTCGCCGAACGGATGCCCGAGGAGAAGCCCGCCAAGAAGGTCGAGAAGGGAGCGCAGCAGTGAACCGGCGCTCGTTTCTCGGCTTTGCCGTCGGCGGCGCCGTAGCTGCTCCCGCAGCCATTCTCGTCGGTGAGCGCGTGGAGGGCTTTCCGAAGCCCGAAGCCATGCCGGCAACAGCCGTCGCTCGCAGTCAAGCCCGACAGGTCAGCGTCATGGTCACGAGCGCTGATGGGGACGCGCGTATTCGTCGGCTCGTTCAGAAGGAACTCCACAGGGCAATGCTCGAGCACCAGCGCGGCGGCATCGCATTAAGTCGGCGCGACCAGTTGATGCGGGGCTGATTGCGTGGCGTCTCTTCGCCAGCAGCTCGACGCCCTCATCGAGGAGCTTTCCCCAGCCATGGAGAAGGCCTTCCGAGAGGCGATCGAGGACATCAAATCCGAGATCGTCTTGAAAGAGGTCGTCGAGAGGCTGGAACGCCGAGACGTCGAGGGCGCCATTGCGGCGCTTCACATCGACCCGGCAGCCTTCCGGCCGCTCTCCGAAGCGATCCGGACCGCCTTCAATTCCGGTGGCCTCCTGGTCGTCAAGAATATGCCGCGCCTGTCGGACCCGGCGGGCGGCCGTGTCGTCTTCAGGTGGGACGTCCAGAACCAGCGTGCCGAGCAGATCATTCGCGAAACCTCGTCGACGATGATCACGCACGTCACCGAAGACACGAAGCAGATGGCCCGGGAGCGGATCGAAGCAGGCTATGCCAAGGGGCAGGGGCCGAACACGATAGCTCTCGACATCGCCGGCCGTGTGAACCGGGTCACCGGGCGCCGTGAGGGCGGTTTGCTCGGCATGACGTCGCAGCTTGCCCGCACGGTCGAGAACGCCCACACGGCGCTGCTCTCGGGCGATGTAGAGGGCATGAAGCACTACCTGACGCTGACGAGGCGGGATAAGCGCTTCGATCGACAGGTCGCCAAGGCTATTCGGGAAGGGAAGCCGCTTCCGGCCGACGCCGTCCAGAAAATCACCGGCCGCCTGGCGGACCGCTATGTCCAGCTCCGCGCCCAGACCATCGCCCGGACGGAAACGCAGTCATCGGTGCATGCGGCCAAGCACGAAGCCTATCAACAGGGGCTTGATCGCGCCGGCCGTGATGCAAGCCTTGTCACCCGTCGGTGGCGCTCGGTCGGCGACGGCCGTGTTCGCCACACGCACCAGGTCCTGAATGCTGAAGAGGTGACGGGCATGGACCTGCCGTTTCAGTCGCCATCCGGCGCTATGATGCGCTTCCCGGGCGACACCAGCCTCGGCGCCGGCGCTGCCGAGATCATCGGCTGCCGCTGCCATGTCGAATATGACTTTGGATTCGCCGAGGAATACGCGAGATCGCGAGGCCGATAATGGCTGAGAACAATCTGAGCTTCGCCGCCCAGGTCTCGGAATGGGTGCAGGCGGAAAAGGAGCGCGAGGCGGCCGTCCTGCGCACGGCTGCGCAGATGGTCGCGAACAACGTTCGGACATCGGTTGCGGAAGGTGGGCGCATCCCGGTCGACACCGGCAACCTGAAGAACTCGCTGATGGCATCGACTTCGACAATGCCACGCGTCGATGAGGGCGAGAGGGCTTATCCGGATCAGAGCGGAGAGATCGAGCTCGTCATCTCCAACCTCGATGTTGGCGAGACGCTCTATCTGGGATTTCAGGCGGCCTATGGTCCTCGTTTGAATTACGGCTTCGTCGGACAGGACAGTTTGGGTCGCATCTACAATCAAGCCGGTTTCGGCTTCGTCGATGCCGAGGCTCAGAACTGGCCGCAGACGGTCAAGGAAGCTGAGGCGAAGGTTCGCGGTCGCTTTGAAGCGGGTCCGTCCCCTCGGACATGATGATCAGAGCCTTCTGAAGCACATCGAGATCGCGGATGGCGGCGGAGAGAACCTGCCGGCCGTTCTCGGTTCGCACTGTCTTGTTTAGCAGCAGCGATTGCGCCTCGTGCAGGAGGTCATGCACCTCGGTATCTGAGAGCGCTTTGTTTTCGGCCATAGGCCAGAGGTAGCAGATGGCCGATACGGTGGAAATGAAAATCTATCAGGCGCTGCTGCTGCGAGCGCAGGCGTTTGTTCCGCCGGCCGGTGTGACCATCGTCCTGCCTGGGGTGCCTTTCGCGCCGACGGCACAGAGCAAGTTCGTTTCGGTCGAAGTTCACTTCAATCGCTCGATCGAGACCGACCTGTCGCTTGTCATGGACCCGATCCGGCAAGGCTTTATGCGCACCAATGTCATGTGGCCGAAAGGCTCCGCGATCGTCGATGGGTACAATCTGGCCGGCCAGCTTCGCGCGCATTTCCGTCGCGGTACAAAGCTTTTCCGGACCGATACGCAAGTCCGCATCGACGAGGATCCGGAAATCGGCGTCCTCGTGACAGGGGATACCCACCACAACATACCCGTCACCACCCGGTGGCGTTGCTACCCGCAAGTTCCGGCCTGATTGGCCTGCCGTTCCTGCGCCTTCGGCAAGCGCAATCAGACAGAAAGGAATGAGCTATGGCTCAGCTTTACCCGGTCGCCGGTGCGAAAATCTATATCGGTGCGGCCGTCAATGACGTCCCGGATGATGCCGACATCATCGAATCCCTTTTCACCTCGGTCACCTTCACCGAAATCAAGGGATGGCAGACGATGGGCGCCATCGGCGACGCCGCCGCTCTGATCACCGAATCCATCATCTCTTCTGGGCGCGACCTGAAGGCTAAGGGCACGCGCAACGCCGGATCGATGCAGAACAACTTCATCATCCTGCCAAACGACGCCGGCCAGATTGCGCTGATCGCGGCCGAGGCGACCGACTACAACTATCCGTTCAAGCTCGCCTTCGACGACGCACCTCCGGCAAAGACGTCGACTGTGACGATGACGATCGCGTCTCCCGGCGTTATCTCGTGGGCCGCGCATGGCCTTGCGGCAGGCACTCCCGTCAAGTTCTCGACGACTGGCGCACTGCCGACCGAGCTTACGGCAGGGACCACGTATTATGTCGTCAACCCGAGCACAAACGACTTTCAGGTCTCGGCGACGCCTGGCGGTGCAGCGATCGCCACGACCGGCACGCAGTCAGGCACCCATACCGCCACGACCGTACCGACGGGCACGATCAAGTATTTCTACGGGATCGTCATGACCGCCCAGGAGAACGGCGGCGGCGCCAACACCGCTCGTCTGCTGCAGGGCAACGTCGAAATCAACAGCGCCGTGCTGACGGTCGCTCCGGTCGGTGGTGCGTAATGTCTGAAGAGTTTGTCGACCTTTCCGGCCTCGAAGCCCTCGTCCAATCCCAGGAGGAGGGTATCGAGATCGATATCCTGAATGAGCAGGCAAAGCCGATCGGTCTCAAGATCCGCGTAGTCGGTCCGGATAGCGACCGCACGCAGAAGGCGGTGCGCGATGTCGCCGCGGAGTTCGCCAAGGCTGCGGCCGAGCGCGAAAGCCTCGGAGAAGCGCGGGATGATGATAGCGACGCCCGCATGGTCGCCATCCTCGCAAAGGCAACGTTGAGCTGGTCGCCGAATCCAAAGATAGGCGGCAGTGTTGTGCCCTTCTCGGAGGAGAATGTTCGCAACCTCTACACCAAGTTCCGGATCATTCGTGAGCAGGTCGAGGTTCGCGCGGTTCGCCGCGGCTCTTTTACCAAAGGCTGATCGACCGGCTCTGCAAGCTTATCGTCGATCAGCACGAAGGTAAGAAGCTCGCTATCCCCGCTGCGGGCCAGCAGGTTTGGTGGTGGTTCCGCGAGCTGGACAGCCAGCGCACCGGGAATGGCTACGGGCCCAATGCTCTCGGGTTTCAAGCAATTGGAGAATGGGCGAGGCTTCGCGGCCTCGTCCTCAAGCAGTGGCAGCTCGATGCCATTCTGGCGATGGACCTGAAGCGTTGCGAGATCATGGCGCCGAAGGATGAGCCGGAGCCAGAGAAGCCGAAAGTCTCAGAGCGTCCGCTCTCAGCGCGTCTGTTCGATGCGCTTTTCCCAAGCAAGAAGTGATAGCCGATGTCTGAAGCTACCCTTGGTTTCAAGATCGACAGTTCGCCGGCCGTCAAAGGCGCGGCTGACCTCGATCATCTGACGGCAGCCGCTGGCCGCACTCAACAGGCTGTTGGGAAGCTCGAGAACGAGGTCGAGCAGCTTGGCGGCGCGCTTGGGAAGGCCGGGCAGGGCGCTGGGAGGCTAAAGCCTCCGATCGATGATCTCGGCCGCTCGTTCGGAGCGCAGGACGAGCATGTGCGCGCCTTCCGGATGGAAGTCGAGAGGCTCACGCTGAAGTATCAGCCGTTGGCGAAAGCTACGCGTGATTATGAGGCCTCCATCGGCGAAATCCAGCGGGCGCACAAGCTCGGCGCCATTACCGCGCAGGAGATGACGCAGGCTCTCGATCGTGAGCGGCAGGCTTATGAGCGGCTGAAGACTTCGGCCACGGCGGCCGGTGCCGCGGTAAAGGCTGCGAACACGAACCGACTGGGCGGGCAGGGCTTCAATTCTGCCAACGCGGCGTTCCAGTTTCAGGACATCGCCGTTACGGCCGCCATGGGCATGAACCCGCTTATGATCGGCCTGCAACAGGGCACGCAGCTTGCCTCTGTCGTTGGATCTATGGAGAGGCCTGTCGCCGGTCTGACAGCTGCTTTTGCATCGCTCATCAACCCTGTTTCGCTGGTCACGATCGGTTTGACCGCCGGCACCGCAGCTCTCATCCAATATTTTTCTACATCGAGTGAAGGCACCAGCGACATGGCGCTCGATCTCGAACGCCAGAAAGAGCTCATAGCCGAAGTCGCCGCGCAATGGGGCGATGCGCTCCCAGCCTTGAAGGCCTATGCCGACCAACAGCAGCGCCTGGAGGATGCGCAAAGGCGCATGGATGCGGTCAACATCGCTGCGTCTAATCAATGGAAGATCCTGGATAGCCAAGTTGGCGCCGCAGGTAATGAACTTCTCACCGTCAACTCGATCCTTCAGGATCTGGGAGATATTGGATCAATCGTCGCTCTCCAGGAAGCGGTGAAACGCCTTGAGACAGGCATCGCCAATGAAACGGCGACTGCCCGGGATGCTATTTCCGTACAACAGCTCTTGACGGGAGTATTCGAGCGACACGGCATTCCCGTCGCCGACATGGCCGCCCAGAGCTACGGGAATATGGCGGATGCCATCGAAAGAGCCGGAGCCGCTGCAACTCGGCTTAGAGGCGATATCCGCAGCATTCAGGACATCATTTCCGAATCGTTCTTCACCGAAAACGGCAAGACAATGCGCACGGCGGACTTCATGCCGCGCAATCCCGGTGTTCCCACGAGCCGACCGAACATCGAACTGAGCGGCGATCCGGACGCCACGACCATTCTCAACTCCGATGGTCGGCTGACGGGCGTTCCGGTGCCTGGCCAGAAGCCGAATTTCTTCGAGCTCGAAACGCAGAAGGAGAAAGTCGACGACGTCACCAAGGCTTATCGGCAGGCAGCCGAGGCAAAGGCTGACTTCTGGCTCGACATCTCGTTTCAGGAGCGTCAGGCCGAACGCAGCGCCATCGATCGGCAGGTTGCGACCACGCTCACGCGCTACGGCTTCAATGAGGACCTGAATTCGCCTGAGGCTGATGCAATCCGCCAGGGTCTTCGCCGGGAGGAAGCAAAGGACGCGTTCAAGGGTTTCTTCGACGGCATTCATCAGGAGGCATGGGCGAACGGCGGCAAGATCGGGGATGCCATCGTCAAGTCGGCCTTGAGCGCTGCGCAGAAGGCCAGCGAGAAGGCTTGGAGCGCCATCTTTGATCAACTCGGTACCGCTGCAGCGAGCTGGCTGACGGGCGGTTCCAAGGCGGGTGCCGGCGCCGTGTCTGCCGGGTTCAACGCGACCACAACGTTCGGGTCATTTCTTGGCGCAAACGATAACAAGACCTTTGCCGCTCCGGTTGGTGCCGTCACCCGAGGCGCGCTGCCTCCGACGACAGAGATCGCTAGCTAGTGCCCGTCCATAAACGCCTGTTTTTCAGGGTTTTAGAAGTGTTTTGCTCGCTGAAGCGGTCTTTATTCGCGAGGCGTGATGGCACAGGGCTTGCAGGTTGTGATCGAAGGGCGATTTGGCGGCGATAGGGTCGTGTGGCATCGGCCGGCGCTCGCGGCGTGTTCCGGAACGCGGCGCGATGACCGGCGTTAGGTCGGCCTGAGACGGGCGAAGAGGGCGAGATTGTAGGCGACCACCGAGGACCAGTCGTAGGTCTTGAAGTGGTCAAGCCCGCGCCAGGTGCAGCGGGCCAGGCCATAGGTCCGCTTCAGGCAGGAGATGCCGGCCTCGATGCCGGCCCGGAAGTTTCTGAGCTTTCGATACACCCAGCGGCTCCTGACCATGTCTTCGATCCTGAGGCCGCTCTTCTTATGGAAGGCCATGTCGCGTACACCCCAGGCCTTGGCCTGGCGCAGGTTTTCACGGCTTGCATAGCCGCCGTCGGCGGCCGCCTGCCGCGGCGCCTCGCCATAGAAGGCGATGTGGCGCTCCAGTAGGGGCAAGAGCCGCTCGCTGTCGGCTGGATTGCCGGCTTCGATGACGAGATCGAGGATCAGTCCGCTCCTGCCGGTGGTCAGATTGAGCTTATGTCCGTAATCGACGTCGCGGCTGCCCTTGACGATGATGTCGGCATGCGGTTCGAACAGGCTGACAAGCTTCTCGCCGGCCGGCACTGCTTCGCCGGCTAGCACCCGCCGCTCGGTCTGGGCGATGATCTGCGTGATCAGTGGCTGATAGTGGCGAACCTGGGCCTGCCAGAGTTTGCCCGCCGGGCCTGCCGCCAGCGGCAACTGTGCCGCCGCCTGCTGCAGATAATCCAGGGTGTTCCGGGCGATCCTGAGCAGAGCGCGGTAGTGCTGAACCCGTTTCGGGCGACCGCGGGTATACTCGATCACCCGAGCCCGCTTCTTCGCCGCGCGGCAGTGATCGTGCCAGGGAATGGTGCTGCCCAGCGAATCCGCCTGCTGCAGAAGACGAACCATCACCCGCACGCAGTCCCACAAAAGACTGCTGTCGCTTGGTTCGTGGATCAGCGCCGCCGTGACGGTGCTGTCCACACGCACGACCCTGCCGCT